ATAAGTGATAATACCAAAATTATATTTGTGAGGAATAGAATACCAAGAGCATTAATCAAAAGTAAAATAAAACCAAAGACATCTTTGGTCGCACTGGGTGGTGGTTATTATGCCACTGGCACAGACAATCTAAAAAGAATGCTTGAAAATCTTCCAAAAAAGTTGTATTATAGTGATCACCAACCGAGTAGTTGGGATTGGCATGATCACATAATAGTAAAACTTTAGAATGAGCAGTTGTAAATTAGTAATAAAAGATGAAGTGAACGTGAAGTTCGAGAACCTAAGCCTCGAATGGCGTAAGAGGCTCTCCAATAAATTCAAATACGAAATACCATATGCAAGACATCTACCAGCAGTGAAGTTGGGCAGGTGGGACGGCAAGGTGTCATTTTTTGGGTTAGGTGGTACCACATATCTAAATCTAGTTGACCAAATACTTCCCATACTGGACGAGGGCGGAGTTTACATAGATGTTGAGGATAAAAGGGAGCAACACAACTTTGAATTCAAACAAGTAGACAAAAATTACCTATCACACATAACCTGGCCGGAGAATCATCCAGCGGCGGGACAGCCAATCGAATTGAGAGATTATCAAGTGGAAACAATCAACAAGTTCATCGAGCATCCACAAAGCATACAAGAGATAGCCACCGGTGCGGGTAAGACCATAATCACAGCGGCCTTGTGCCAACTAGTCGAACCGTATGGAAGGACACTGACCATCGTACCAAACAAGAGTCTTGTCACACAGACCGAAGAAGATTTCCTTGCTTGTAACCTAGATGTGGGCGTGTACTACGGTGACAGGAAGGAACTGGGCAGGTTCAACACAATAGCAACATGGCAATCATTAAATGTATTGGAGAAGAAAAGCAAGGACGAACACACCACAGATTTCCTAGAGGCAATACAAGGAATCAACACAGTGATAATTGACGAGGTGCACATGGCCAAAGCAGATGTGCTGAAGAGATTACTGACAGGACCATTCGCACACTGTGGCATACGTTGGGGTCTCACCGGAACTGTACCAAAAGCAGATTATGAATTTATGGGATTGAAATGTAGCATAGGTGATGTGTCAAACAGGATACAGGCCAGTGAACTGCAAGACAAAGGTGTACTAGCGAACTGTCACGTGAATGTATTACAGACACAAGATCATCCACAGTTCAAAACGTACGGAGAAGAATTAAAGTGGCTGACCACAGACAAGACCAGGATGAAATGGGTTGCCAACACAATCAAAGACATATCAAGTTCGGGCAATACACTGATACTTGTGGACCGGATATCTGCAGGGGAGATCTTAGAAGAACAGATCGATGACGCAGTGTTCGTGTCTGGGTCAACTAAAAACACAGACAGGAAGGAACAATATGATGAAATATCTACTGCAACAAATAAAGTTATTATCGCCACATATGGAGTGGCCGCTGTTGGTATTAATATTCCTAGGATTTTTAATCTTGTTCTCATAGAGCCAGGCAAATCATTTGTCAGGGTCATACAGAGCATAGGACGTGGGATTAGGAAAGCAGAAGACAAGGACAGTGTACAGATATGGGACATTACCAGTTCTTGCAAGTTTGCGAAAAGACACTTAGGAGCAAGGAAAAAGTTTTACAAAGAGGCCAATTACCCGTATAATATAGAAAAGATAAATTATGAAAATCCTTACACTGGATAACAGAACATACAAGTTAGAGAAGATACCGGAATGGGTTGATGAGAAGTTACGATTCGCAGTACTGGACAATTCAGATCCTGCTAATCCTGATTTCTTTTATATACCTCTGATATTCCTAGAGAGCTTCAACGCCCCAGCCGCCGTGCTAGAAATCGGACCATACAAGATAAAGATGCCATTGGATTGGAAGATGCTGATAGGTGAGGCGGGTCAATCCGAGATGCATGTGTTACCAATCACAAGTCTCAACGACAGAGGATTTGATGCTTTCACATTCAATCCGTTATCTAGTCCCAAGCCAGATTTCTATCCAATAGACGTAGTAGACATATACACAGAAGTGAAATGGTATTTCCCCAAGATCAAATCAGGACAGATGTTGGCGGTGCCATTGAACAATGGTCCAAAGCCCATGTGCGCCTACTTCGTTAAGGACATCTCGAGACAGTGTGAACAAGTGGACTATGGCTCTGTCTGGTAGAAAAACAATAACGATTGACGCACCAATACTGATAACCAGTAACAAGATTGCTGTGTGGATGGACGAAGACTGGATGTATAACTTCTTTGACTTCATGAAGAAACACAAATTCCAATTTTCAGGTTTACAACACAAGAACAAGAAACTAAAATTAACATTTGCAACAGCGAAAGATTGTACAATGTTTGCACTAAAATATGCCAGCAGAAAAAAATAGAAAATTTTTTGATCTAAGGAACGGACTCAAGGCCGTTGACTTTAGGAACAAGGACTACTTCGACAGGATCGACGACAAGGAGAAATCACTGTACTCACCCTACATGCTGATGAGATACGTTTCCAGTGTGTCATCTAAGGATCCGTTCTACGTGGAACACTACGTAGAGATGGTCAACGAGTGTGTGAACAAACACTGCTTCACGCTAGGCAAACACAAGAAACTGTTATGGATACTGACCGCCATGTGTGGTGCAGAGACACAGCAGTTCCATCCATGGCTGAAACCAATGAAGCGTGTACCCAACAAGAGTCTTAAGAAACTGCAGGCCATATACCCAACATGGAAGGAAGCAGACCTAGAGACGCTAGACAAAGTAATAACTGACAGAGAACTAGAGGAACTGATAGAAGCACATGGCATCGACAAATAAATGCACATATTGTGGCAAGGAGTTTGCCAAGGAACGTACACTGCAAGTGCATCTGTGCGAACCTAAGAGAAGGTATCTTCAACGTGATGAGAAATGGGTAGTGAATGCATTCATGGTATTCCAGAGATTCTATCAGATACACCAACACAACTCCAAGACAAAAACATACGACGATTTCGTCAAGAGTTCATACTACAACGCATTCGTTAAGTTTGGTAGATTCATCATGCATATCAATCCGCTATATCCTGAAAAATACATTGATTATGTGCTACAGTCAAAAGTCAAACTAGATCACTGGGCGAGGGATGACCTCTATGAAATGTACTTGATCGAGGCCATTAAGTCAGAGCCGGTCGAGGCCGCACTACAGAGAAGCATTGCGACCATGATGGACTGGGCTACAGAACAGAACGCACAGTGGTCAGACTACTTCCGACTCGTGAACAAGAACAGGGCAGTGCAACACATACAACAAGGCAAGATAAGTCCATGGTTGTTGCTAGGTTGCAACGCAGGGAAAAGGATGTTAAAATCATTTAATGACGAACAATTACAGATGATAGAAAGATTCATTAACACAAGTTTCTGGCCAAGCAAATTGAAGAGCTATCCTGCTGATCACATGCTGGTACAGGACACAGCAAGGGAGGCAAAGATTGTCTAAGATAGATTTAGAAGTGTCTGACAACTTAGAGTTTGACGACGGCGACTGTGCTGTGATAATCAAAGAAGACGGGTCTGTAGGCAGAGTCATAATGCCAAAAGTTAACAAGGATATGTTGAAAACAGAAGGATACAAGAAACTGCTTGATGTATTGGAAGTGCTACAACCAGGATCACGTGATAAGATGATCGAACATGCAGAAAAAGAAAAAGGAAGTGTACACTAATGCCTGACGTTGACATAGACTTCTTTGATAGAGACAACACATTAAAGTTATTCAAACACACACCAGCATCAATGATCAAAGACGGCAAGTCCGAGAAACACAAAACTGGAGTTTACTTCCATGCAGTACCGGAACACCCTGTTACAGGACATGCATCATTGGATTACAAGCAGGCGGAGGATCGAGGATACTTCAAGATCGATTGCTTGAATGTCAACATATACAAAGACGTCAAGTCTGAACAGGAACTTGTTGAACTAATGATACATGAACCAGACTGGGACATGTTAAAAGATCCTAAGGTAGTAGAAAATCTTTTCCACCTAAATGGTCATTACAACATAGTGTCTAAACTTGAACCAAAGACCATAGAACAACTTGCGGCCGTGTTAGCCATTATACGTCCTGCTAAACGTCAGTTGATGTACAAGGACTGGGTAGACATAATGAAAGAAGTGTGGATCAAACCCACAGACGGCAGTTACTTCTTCAAGAAATCACACGCTGTGGCATATGCACAGGCCATAGTGGTACAGATGAATTTGATAACAAAAGATAAATATAATTTTAGTGTACAACAAGACAAATAAAAAACTCACTAGAAAATCCAAACCCACTGTAGTAGACCTATCCAATGATGGACCGTTCTCGGTTGTGTCGTTATCAAAGTTTCTCACCGACTACTGGAAGATCAAAGCCAAAAAAACGTGGAAGGTACTAAACAAACAGGATCAACTAGATGCTCGTTGGATAAAACAGGAACTGCCCTATTGGCAAGAGCTCTGGAGAGAACATGGTATCAGAATCAGATGGGATCGCAGACAGCGATCTTTTTTTTTAAGTGCTATTAAGTAGGTCTTCGAACTAATTGGATGGTTCTTCTTTTCAGCCGTTTCTTTGAAATTTCAGAAAGTTTTACTGTGGGACCATGTACAATCTCTACGTCTTTGGAATTCAATGTTACCAATGTTGATCTAAAGTAACGAAATTCTCCCTTGAGAAATATGTTGATTGGTAACTTACGATTTGATTCGTGCCACCAAGTCTCCCCACATTTCAAGTACTTCATCTTGTCCTGCGGCATCATCAGCCTGCCGTAATCGTAGAA